TTGCTGACTTGTGTGCAAGGAAGGAATTTCTGGCATGGTGGTGATGGATTCGTACGACAATCTCGAAGACTTGGGGAATAGTCGTTACACACCGCGGCCTGTAAATGCGAACCCTATGGACGACAACTGCCCCGCCGCTCGCATTGGTGAGCTTGGCAACCAGGTGCACAACCTTGGCTGCGATTACCCAGAACGACGAGGATCTTTTCGGATGAACTGGCCAGGTGGCCGTGACGTTGTGGGATATCGCCAAGAAAGCTGCGATCCGCCCTGTAGAAGCATGGCAGCCGGAAGTGGGCGAGGTGTGCGAATGCGACTGGGCAGGCACAGGATGTTTTTCAGCGGCGATTGTAAAGTACGCTGGCAGCAGCATTATTATTGTTAGCTGTGGAGGGTCTGAGCTAATTGTTTTCGTTGAGGACGCTGCCGAGCAACTTCGGCCAGTCCGCACCCGGGCCCAGACCGAGCGCGAAGAGCTAATCCGCATCGCCACCCAAGTCCTGATTCAAGATGATGTGATAACCGAGCGGAACGCTGCTGAGGCGCTTTTTGAGGCTGGTATGCTAAAACCACCAAAGGACTAACAAGGGGCCAGTCGTGAGCCGCACAAAACACCACAGAGCACAGAAAAACCAGCACTGCGGGCAAGACCTTTGGAGCCGCAGACCGTGCGCAGGCATGGCATACAACTCCAGCAACAAAGAGCTTACGCGCAGAAAGGAGCGAGCCGCCGTCCCCGCGCTGATCGAACGAGAGATGGATGACGAAGCTCTGTACAAGGCTGTAATGTTAAATCTTCCAAATTACTAACATCGGCGGACGGTTTGATGTATACTGTACTTGGGTTGTGATAGGCCCACTAAACGAGAGGTTAAAACAGTTAGTGCATTCTCTCAGCGGCGTCCTTTCCGTCACTATCACCTGAGTTAATGTGCTAACTTTTTTATGGGAACTTGATATGAAAGATTTGATTCTAGTTGCAAGCGAAGCAATCAACGGCGACCAAGTGCAAACCGTTAATGCGCGGGAACTTCACGGATTTTTGAAAGTAGGCAGGGACTTCTCAAACTGGATTAAAGCCCGCATAGAGAAGTATGGATTTTTAGAAAATGAAGATTACGTAGTATTCGCCGTTTCTGGCGAAAATCCCCAAGCCGGTCGACCAACCACCGATTATCATATTTCAATAGACATGGCCAAAGAGTTGTCCATGGTTGAGAACAACGATCAAGGCCGAGAGGCGCGGCAGTATTTTATTCGGTGTGAAAAGCAGGCGAAAGCACAAGTCGCGCCAATTCAAGACCCGCAGTTGGCCGCAATGGTCATGGCCTTGACACAGATCGACCAGGTTAAGCAGGAGCAATCCAGCCAACGCCTAGAACTGGAAAACCTGAAAGCAAAAATGACGGCATCACCCGAGCAGTTTTATACTGTCGCCGGGTACGCGTCACTTCGCGGTATTAACGTCGACGTTAAGCGGGCAAACGCACTGGGCCGCAAGGCAACTAAACTGTCCAAAGAAAACGAGCTAGAAACTGGAACGGCGCACAGCTCAATCTTTGGTACGGTCAAAACTTATCACGTTGATATTCTTTGTGAAGTCTTCAGCACTTTGCTATGATTAACACAAGCGGAGGACGCTCCGCCTAGTCTTCCCCGGCCGCTTTGCTTGCATACGCTGGGATAGGCGACACGCAACCCACTTGGCGTAATAAGCGGGCACCAATTAGGGCTCTGACGGATCAGATAAAAATCCGCGCTTGGCGCAAAGGCGGCCAAACAGAGTCCTATTTAGTGTAGTGAGCGCACAACGGGATGCGCCCTTAGTGGATAAAGTGCTGTTGGGGTCTGGCTTAGTCGCCTCGGGTCGAACAGATGGGCACTACACGCCTATTGCTACTGAGCCCCGGTTCAACTCCGGTCACTACACTACTTTCGCGCCGCTGGCATGCCGGTGAATGTATGCTTTCCGTTGATCTTGGCTACCTTCGGGTAGTCTTTTTTTTGTGCTATAATAAACGGGCGGATAGGCTGGCCAGCCGACAAGCGACTTCACCGAGTCGTTTCCGCAAACCTTTTTTCGGTGAAGCTAAACGGTGATAGCTATGAAAATATGTACACGCTGCAAAGAAAACAAGCCATTAAGCGAATACCACAAGCGAAGCGAATCAAAAGCTGGCACGATGTCCGCGTGCAAGGTATGCCGTAACAGTTACAATAAAAAGAAAGCCGAAGAAATTGGGCATGATGTTTCTTATGCCATTCGCAAGGCCAAGAATCCAGAGCTAGAAAAGAAAAAGTCAAGGGATTATTACTTGGCAAACTCAGAAACTTTAAAATCCAACACTCGCAGGAATGCAAGGTCAAACCCTCAGCTACACGCAAAAAAGAAAGCAGAAGAATACCTTAGGAATAAAGAAAAATACATTTATCGAGCAAGTCAGTGGGCAGAAAAAAACCCAAGCGAAAGAAAGGCTATAGGGCTAAAGTATTACTATTCAAAGAAAAGCTGCCCTAAATTTATAGCAGGAACTGTCGCAAGAAAAATGGTTTATAGAGTTCTTGCGCTTACTGGAAAAAGAAAAGGCGACAAAGACAGAATCAATTATTGGATACTCAAGGCAAGATTTGGTTGACCACATAGAATCCTTGTTTGAAAATGGGATGAGCTGGAATAATCATGGCGACTGGCACATAGACCACCGCACAAGTGTTTCGGAGCTTGTAGGTTTGGGCGTAAAAGATCCGGCTGTGATAAACTCACTGAACAATCTACAGCCGTTATGGGCCTTTGAAAATTTAAGCAAGTCGAATAGCTACACTCTTGCTCCTAGCAATATAGAGCAGATTAAAGTAAGGGTATTATATGGACAAGATAACTAGACCCGTAGGCAGGCCAAGAACAACCGTAGAAGACCTTACGCAAGACTGGAAGCAGATCATAATGGACTGCGGGCAGGAGGGCGGCAGCGCGGTTGAAATGCGATGCCTCCTTGCCTTGGGTGAGTCGGCATGGGGCACCTTGCTTGAGGATTCTGACGATTTTCGACGAACCGTAAAAAGCGGGCAAGACTTATGCCAAGTGTGGTGGGAGCGTCAAGGCCGCAAGATGACAACAGGCGCGGACGGCAACGCAACAGTCTGGATCTTTAACATGAAGAACAGGTTTAGTTGGCACGACAAGCAGCAGGTAGACCACACAAGCTCAGACGCAAGCATGACCCCAAAAGACCACGGAGCCGCCGTTCTAGCCGCATTGCGTGCCAAGCATGACCCCAAGTGATGTAGCAGAGAACAGGACCGACCTACTAACTTTTATTCGAACAATGTTCCAGGCGCGCAAGGGCACAGACATAAAGCGAAACTGGCACCAAGATGCAATATGCAATGCCCTTGAGCGCGTCGTTATTGGTGACTGTAAGCGGTTAATTATTAACGTCCCACCGCGATCAGGAAAGACAGAGCTGGCGGTAATCAACTTCATTGCCTGGTGCATGGGCAACTTCCCAGACTCCGAGTTCATACATGCCAGCTATTCAAAGCGCCTAGCCACGGCCAACGCTTACGCCGTTCGAGCTATCATGCAGCATGAGAGGTATCTGGAGGTATTCGGGCACACGTCAATGTCTGGCGATTCACGCGCCAAGGATGAGTTTAGAACGGCGCAAGGCGGCATCGTCTACGCTACCGGCGCGGAAGGAACAATTACGGGCTATGGCGCGGGCAAGATGCGTGCCGACTTTGGCGGGGCGATTATCATTGATGACCCTCACAAGGCTGGTGAAGCCAACAGCCCAACGATGCGGCAGAACGTGCTGGACTGGTTTGCCACCACAATGGAAAGCCGCAAGAACAGCCGTGACACTGCCATCATCGTCATAATGCAGCGGTTGCACGAGTCAGACCTTAGTGGCTGGCTACTTGACGGCGGCAACGGCGAGGACTGGGAGCACCTAAACATTCCAGCGCTTACCGAAGATGAGAAGTCATTCTGGCCTGAGCAGTTCGGGCTAGACACGCTGCACCGCATACGCGACACCAACGGTTACGTGTTTGCCGGTCAATATCTACAGCGACCAGCCCCAATAGGCGGCGGCATATTCAAAGATGAGTGGTGGCAGTATTATAAAGTCCTGCCCAAAATCAAATACCGTGCCATCTACGCAGACACCGCACAGAAGACCAAAGAACAGAACGACTACAGCGTGTTCCAGTGCTGGGGCATGGGCGAAGACGGGCGCATATACCTGATCGACATGGTGCGCGGCAAGTGGCAAGCACCGGAGCTGCTAGTAATTGCCAAGGCGTTTTGGGATAAGCACAAAGCAGAGCCTCGCATTATGGGTACGCTCAGGCAATTCAAGGTAGAAGACAAGGCAAGCGGAACCGGCTTGATTCAGCAGCTAAAGCAGAAGAAGGTTCCAGTCGACGGAATACCCCGAAGCATAGACAAGGTGTCTAGGGCTATGGATGCTGCACCCCATGTTCAGGCGGGAAACGTAGTATTGCCAGAAGACTCAGAGTGGTTGTCTGATATACTAAACGAAGCAACAAGTTTTCCGAATGCTTCGCACGATGATACACTTGACCCGATGATGGACGCCGTATCTGATATGCTAATCGAAAAACAGCGGCCAAGTTACGCCGATCTACTATAGGACATAACATGCCCAGCTTCCCCCGCAGATTCGCAGACGGCATAACCAGCCTCACCAACAAGCTGGCCAACCGTCGCAACGCCCAGTCAAGCAACCGCATGACCAGTAGCCGCGTTGACTGGGATGAGCTGCGGG